ACTGGTGTCAGTCGATGGTGTCGTACAGGATACAGCAGCCTATACCATTCCTGATGGCACTACACTCACATTCACTGCTGCCCCTTCCTCTGGCACAGGCAACATCTTCGTAAACTACCTTGCTCCGCAAGTTGGTACAATCACACCACCCGCTGAGAACAAGGGTAACTTCAAAGCTGGTGGCCTATTCCGTACTAACGCACAATCCCTCACAGCAAATACAACCATCTTAGCTACAGAGAACGCCAATGTAACTGGTCCGTTTACTGTGGCTAGTGGTGTTACATTAACCGTTGAAAGCGGTGGGACATTGGTGACGCTATGAGTACATTAAAAGCAGATACCATTCAGAGTACAGGCGGTGGTCCTGTCACGCTGACTAAGCAGAGTGCGGCGAAGATGTTCTATAATCTCAATGGAACAGGCACTATTGCACTCAGAGATAGTCTTAATATAAGTTCTGCCACCGATAAGGGTACTGGAGATTACAAGGTTGCTTTCGTTAGTAATTTTAATGCTACAGACTACACACCTGTAGGAAATCACGGCACAACTGATACGAACTGGAACAGTTCATATCTAATGGCGCACGTTATGGGGTCGGGGATTTCTAATAGTTATGCCGCAGTTTATACAACTTCTGAATTAGGGTTTTGTAACTTTGGAAATTCTAGTCCTGAAGATATTGATATGGAACTGGGTAATGCACACGGAGACCTAGCATGAGTGAGATACTTGTAAACAAACTCACTGGCACAAGCACCGCTGGGTCTATCCTTGTAACAGGTGAAGGTAATAGCACGACCACTAGTTTGCAGCAGGGATTGGCAAAGGCTTGGTGTAAATTTGGTCCTGATGCACAGCCTGACGACAGTTTCAACATTGCCTCTGGAACAGATGTAGCTGTGGGGCAATACCGATTTGCAAAAACAAACGCCATGTCAACAACTAATTATGTTGTAACCGCATCTTCTGGCAAAGCTATTAACGGCTTTAACACCGGAGATAATAGCAACGCTATAGAAAGTACAGCAAATCATACACAATCAAAATATGACACCGCTAACGCTGCTTTTGTAGACTATAACGCAGATGGCTATGGTATGCACGCAATACACGGAGACCTCGCATAATGGCACTAGGAAAAATCAAAGCAGATACCCTAGAACACAGCACCGCTGGGTCACTTGATACGCAGTATGTTGTTAGTGGAAGTGCAAAGGCTTCTGCAAACGCAGACGATGCAGCTTCTTTACAAGATTCAAAAAATGTTAGTTCTGGGACAGACAACGGTACAGGTAATTATACTTATGCTTTGAGTAGCGCGATGTCTAATTCAAACTTTGTTGTAAGCGCAACAGCACATGCAGGGGGGTCTAAGAACGTTGTCTTTGACCCACAAAACGCAAGCAGTTTTGTTTTAGAAACTTTTACAACAAGTAACGATACAAATTCTAACGCTGCACATGCTTTTGCAGTACACGGAGACCTAGCATAATGCAGACACCAGAGTTCCAAGGCACACACCTATTTGACCGCCTATGCTGGGCAAAGGAAAACTTAGACAGTGTGCAGTCAGACTACCGTGTTGTGTATGAAGACAGCATAGACGAATGCGCTAAGATACTTGTGCCTGACCCTAACTGGATGGCTTGTGCGCTACAGGGCGGTATCCTGCCACCTGTACAGGTATACTGGGAACTAGCTAAAGATGAGGCAAAGCCTGACTTTGTAAAGCATACCAGAGGACACTTGCTACATAACACAAAGCCTGTAGAGGCTATGACAGAAGAGCAAGCTATAGAATACTTAATTATGAAAGATTGCCCACAGCACGTATGGCGCAATTGGGATGAAGGCAACAAACCTAAACTGGTTATATGCCGTAAAGAACAGCTTCCGGGTTCACGTGAGTGGCGCAATGCTTGGAAGATTACTGAAGAACTAAGCGTCACCGATTTAGCAGCCTAAGAGGAGAAACCTAATGGCACAAACATACATCGTAGACAAGGACGGGAATCAGATTGATGCCTCAACAGCAACCGTACCTTCTGACCGTCACTTCCGTGGTGCATGGTCATTGGATGGCACAGTTATATCAGAAGATGTAACTGCAGCCAAAGTCATCTTCAAGGATAAAATCCGTGAAGCACGTACACCTCTGCTTGATGCAGAAGATGTCGTGTACATGAAAGCACTAGAGGCTGACGATGCAGATGCAAAGACTGCTTCTGTAGCTAAGAAGAAAGCACTGCGTGATGCACCTGCTGCTTCTGCAATTACTAGCGCAGACACAATTGCTAAACTCAAGGCAGCTTGGGATACATCTGTGCTGGGCGATAGCCCTTACGCATAAGCGTAGAGGTCACCCCTTTTTGGAGATATATAGATGGCGTTGACACGAATTACAGTTCCAGACACCGTGTTGCAGGTTAAAACTGCTGTAGATACAGCGTTAAGAACAACAACATCTTCTACTTTTGTTGTGGCAGATAACACAGCGCAAGTTTCTATAACGCCCTTGGCAGCAACCTCTAAGTTTCTTATTACTTGTTGCGGTACTTTTAGTTCGCTTGATGGAAACGATGGTTGGTTTGCCAGTATATTTAGAGACAGCACAAACTTAGGTCAAGCTACTCGTGGCTTGGCGCATGGAAATTCTGTTGCGGGTGTTCAGGCAAACTTTTTTCCTTGCAGTATGACTATTTTAGACAGTCCTTCTACGGCATCAGCTATTACATACGGATTGCGCTTTCGTTCTTATAATGCAGATGGCGATGGCAGTAATACCGCAAGGCTTGGTCAAACTTTAGCTGGGACATCTACAATTATACCCACACACATAGTAGTTATGGAGGTTGCTGGATAATGCCATATATAGGTAAATCCCCAGCAGTAGGTTTCCGCAATCGCTTTGTATATCAAGCGACAGCAGGACAGACTAGCTTCAGTGGCAGTGATGCCGACAGTAAGGTATTATCGTATCAGGATAGCCTGTACTTAGACGTGTATCAAAACGGTGTCCTACTCAAACCCGGTACAGACTATACAGCTACGACAGGTACAACAATGGTACTGGTTACAGGGGCAAGCCTCAATGACGTAGTTGAGATGATTATCTATGACACATTCTCTGTAGCCAACAGCTACACTAAGGCAGAGGCTGACACACGCTACCCATTCTTAGGCAATGACAGCATCATCCGTACCAATGGGCAGAGCATTACTGCTGACATTACAATCAGCGCGACAACTAACGGTGTATCGGCTGGGCCTATTACACAGAGCAATGCCACAGTCACTGTTAATGGATATTGGAGTATCGTATGACCAGCGTATTGAATGTAGATACTATTGCAGATAAAGCGGGTACTGGTCCTGTTGGGTTGACTAAGCAAAGTGCGGCAAAAGCGTGGTGTAAATGGAACGCATCTGTGACTGTAGATAGTTCGTTCAATCAAAGTTCTATGGTCGATGTTGGAACAGGTGATTACGAAGTAGTTTTTGCAAACAACTTTAATGCTGCGTCTAAGTTTGCGGCAGGTGGGCTTGGCGGTCAATATGGGGTGAGTAGTGGATTTATGTCTTGGACAGGCGGCGGCAACAACAACACACACGCAGACAGAATAAAAGTCCAATTTCAAAATTCTAGTGGCAGTCCTACAGATGTTGATAAAAACAGCATAATTGTTCACGGAGACCTCGCATAATGGCTAGTTTACTTAAAGTAGATGCACTAACAGGTGTAACCACCGCTGGGTCTATTAGCGTGACTGGCGAGGGCAACTCAACCACGACTAATCTTCAACAGGGTTGGCGAAGTCTTGGGTTAATTTTAATGGAACAGGCACAATTGCGGCACGAGATAGCTTTAATCACAGTAGTTTAAACGATAATGGAACTGGCGATTACACAGTGAATTTTACAAATTCTATGGGCAACGCTAACTATTTATCACTCAATATTGCAAGTTACGACAGTCAAAATTTTGGTCCATGCGGAGAAACAAAAACTAGGGCAACTGGTTCTGTTAGATTTGAAACTCGTTATCAAGGCAACAATTCACTCTATGACCAAGAGGATTGTTATGTGTTAATACACGGAGACCTAGCATAATGGCAAGCGAACTTAGAGTAAACACCCTCAAGGATGCCGCTGGCAACAACAGCATTGCTACTAGCTTTGTGGCGGGTGGTAGTGCGAAGGCTTGGGTGGATTTTAATGGAACAGGAACAGTTGCTATTTTAGATAGCTTAAACACAAGTTCCATAACTGATTCGGCAACAGGACGCTATAGACACGTTTTTTCATCTGCATTAAATACAGCAAACTATGCTTCTAATTATAGCACAAATGCTACTTCAAGTTATACAACTTCAGCTTTAGTCGTAGGACAGGCAGAAAAAACTACATCACGAATTTCCGTTGAAGGAATTTGGGCTGGTTCATACGCAGACAGTAGTAGTTGTATGAATGTCGTTATGGGAGACCTAGCATGAGTAACGCAGCAGATTTAGCAAAGTTGCAAA